GTGGAGTTATTACATAGTTTACGCTTTTTAGGTAATGAAGCAGTTCATGAACTTATAACCCCTGAAGAAAACGATATTAATGTTGCCTTTAACATTATTGAACACTTAATCCAGTCTATTTATATTATGCCAAAAGATCTTAAAAAAACTAAATTTAAAATACATCTTGATGAATACCAAAAATTCGAAAATTTCATTATTGAATCAATTAAAACATCCCCTTCCTTTGATTTTTCTTACAGTTATTCAATCAAAAAACTTATCGGTGCTAGAGGCAAAATATCTAATGAAAATCAATCCAAATTTGAGACAATACTTAAAGAAAAAATTTCTAAAGATGAATTAGACTGGATCGAAATTACTGAGAATACAGAAGTTGAGAATATAAATCCAAGCGAAACCTTTTATAGAATAAAAAAAGTACCATAAGGTACTTTCTTATACAACTCTATAGAACTTCAATTCAAAGTAAAGTGTAAATCTCACCATTTGTCATAGTAAAATGATTTTCTATATTTGAAATGGATTTCAAAATTCCAACCTCAAGCCAAACGAGATAATGATTTTTAAAAAACCATGATTTAGCATTCTTTCTAACATACTCTTCTTCTCTGCATTCAATTAATAACTTGGCTGCCTGAGTTAATCCTGCTTGATCTTTAACATTTACATTTAAATAGTAAGGAGAGACATCTAATGTTTTCATTAATTTATCCTTTAAAAATCTAAAATTGAGAAGTTACATCAATATTTAGAAACTGTCTGGATTCTTTAGTGGGCATTCCAGTAAACCTGAATTCAACCTCTCCATTATCATTACGTTGTGTTTCAGCATGAAATGTTCCTATGTCTGTTATATCAAAAAACTTTACGAACTGATCGATACCAATAATTGACTCTTCCTCATTAGCAATTAGAATATCCAACTCAGGGGCAAAATTCTGTAATTTTTCGATTAATTCTTTAACTTTCATTATTGATGTTCTCCATATATCACTGTATAAACCTTATTAGATAAAGGATGAGTAATTGACGTATTACCCCACTTGAATCTTATAGGGCGATCATAATTATCAAATCGAATCAGGTCATAAGTCCAAATATCTAGAATCTTTTGTTCACTTTCTTCTGGGCGATATTGTGAAAAAAATTGAATCTCAATTTTATTACCATCAATATCTACAGCCTGCAAGGAACAAGAGAACCTATACTTAAAATCTTCATACATTTTAACCACCTATTAAAGATACTTACAAAATGCTACTTGAGTAAAAAATGGATGGTTACAAAAATTTTTAGTTGCAGCGTACATAACAACCAGAATAACAAAACCCGCTATCAGCCAGAAATACCCTGTAATTCTCCAATTGACGACATCATTATTACCACAACGTCCACAGTACGAATAATAATGCTTTATACGAGCACCGCAGTCTGGACATTGTTTATGATTAATTAAATTTTTGCTCATTTTATTAGCCCCCTAAAAGTGATCTATAAAGATCATCTGCCTGTTTTGCAACTAGAAAAAGCACAGCTATTGTTGGTGTCAGTAAAAAGAGTATAGTAAGGATAAATTCGACGAATAATATTTTTTCACTTTTAAAAACTAATTTTAATGTCGTACATAAATACTTAGACCATACTTTGAAGTTATTTGGATTTTCACATGGCTTAAAACCATCTATTTTCTTAATTTTATTTTGCATATGTTCAGTACTTTTATTAATAAAATCAATCATACTTCCCATAACTAGATAACAGAATAAACAAGACAAGGTTAATGTGACAAACCAAAAAACTATTGTTTTCCCTGAAAAGGATAATTCTATTGAACGTACTGCGAATACCATCCAAACACTGCCTACTAACACTTGAGGAGTTAGATTTCGCATGTATTCTAATACTGCTTTTCTTCCATCAGAAGTAAATAAGAAAAGTTCTCTATTACTTTTCTCTTTGTTATCATTGCTGTTGTTACTCATTAATAATCTCCATTGTGAATTTTAGAAGCACACAAACACGCATGCCTGTGTACTAAAATCATTTAAGCAGTCGCACATGGAACCAAAAATGCCCATGCTTCATAACCGTACTCATGTGCATCAAGCACTTTACCTGAGTTACCACGCACTTTACGGAATCTACAAAAGATCCATTTCATGCCTTTTGGTGCAGGCTGAGTTCCTAACTGATTAAGCACATATAACACCTCCCCACCTAAGGAGATTTGAAATACTTGCCTAAATGATCTACAATGAAGTTCCTTACGCTTTATGTAGTTCATCTAAGAAGCCGAATAGCCCTTAGGTCGTACTATCCGAAACTGATATGAGAGATAACTTTCATATCAGTTTTTCATTTTAAAGAATTAAATTTATTTTTTGCCGCTTTATATCCTACTTGAAACTGTTCTTGAATTTCTTCAATACTTAATCCAATGCATGATGCAGTTGGCATTAATAGTTCAGCTGCAAAAGTATCTGCTTGCCACTCCGAATCTTCATAATGTTTATGCATTATTGCCCCTCGAGCAAGTGCGAAACCTTCATGAAGTATTAAATGCCCTATTTCATGGGCTACAGTAAATCTCGCCCGTCTATGCTTTGGGTCAGCAATATTACATAAAGCGTCATAAGTATCTGCACGTAATATAATTGTCATAGCATCTGGATTAGTAAGCGCCTCTACATCTGGCATTTCTTCCACTTCCAAAACATCAAATAGAACACCTAATAAATGCAACTTATGCTCTAATTCTCGACTTAAATCAATTGATTGATTTGGTTCTAACTTAAATAGTTTTTCCCGGACAAGTAAAGCTTTTTGCTTAATACTTTGTTTGCTTAGCGGAGCAACTTTAACCCCTCTAGGCATACAATCATTTGCCACCATTCATTAATCCTCCTCTAATATTTTTTTCAGTTTGGCCAAATCTAAAGAATCATTTTGTATGCGCCTGGCAAATAAAAGTGCTAATTCTGCTTCTTCAGGATTACCGGTCCTTACAGTCACATTTTCAACACTTTGACTAGCGGCATAAGTTAATAAACTTTCTTCATCTTTACTTAGACCTAAAACATTTATTATTTTTTCAATTAATTCAGCACTTACTGGCTTTTTTCCAGTTTCGACTGCCGATAAAAAGGCTGAACTAACACCGATAGAATTAGCAAGCTGATTAAGATTTGTATCATAATCAATGCGTATTTTTCTAATCGCTTTTCCAAATTCAGTTAGCTTAGTCATAAATGAGCCCTACCAATGAGCACTTATTTCCTATAAACAAGTGCATACTTTTTACAGTATCAATCCATAATATCATTTTTAAAATTAAAATCAACCTATAGGTTAAATATATTTGTAATTTTATCACTATCAGTTGTTTGGTTATTGCTTTAAGTTATCAAAAAACCCCTCTCGGGGCATTTTTACCAGTAATACATATGTGGCTTATTACTAGCTACAGGCATAACAAAAGTATCTGGATCAACACCTTTTACGATAAGATGGCAGATCATACGGTTTTGATACCGTTTAGGGCGATTCATAAACATATTGGCATACCAACTTGGTGTTGAGTCCCAGTTCCGTTTACTTTTTTTACGATATTTTCTTAATAGTTTACCATTTGATCCACGATCTTTTGCCTTGTTTGTCATAGACATTTTCATTTCCTCTAGTAATAAAATTACTAGAAGATGTCTTTTTGAAAGTACCACCGTATTAGCATAAATTTTTCCAATTAAATTCAAAACTTGAAAATTATAATAGGAAGCAAAAGATTCGCCTACAATATTAAAGCTAACATTATTTTTTCTGCTTAGTTCCAGCATCAATTGCTTTTTTAAGCAATTCCTTGCCTGTACATTTTTCTATTGCTTCATAATGCTGTTTATCTGTTACCGTATTATTCTGCTGTATCCCTACACCTTTGGTCATCTCACATTTACAGAATTTCGTGGCTTCTGCCTTGGTTAATTCTTTAGGTGCATTCGAAACACAAAGCTGGATAAAGTTCTCTACACTGAGTTGTTGTGATAGATTCATCCCTGCTGTATTGGCAAAAGACATACTTGTCATACAGGTAAAAAATAAGATAGCTAAACTTCTTTTAAATGTAATTTTCATAAATAATCCTCAGTTATCTGTTTAAAAAATATTGATAAATGAGTAATTATTATACAAAAATAAATTACATTATCATGAATGCTGCTTGATTTAATTAAAGAACAGCATTCCTTAAAGCATCAAACAATCTAAAAGTACTTATTCAACGTTTAAGCTATTTCTGCTCTCTAAGCGGATTCTCAGGTTCCTTATTCGGTTTTTTCTCGGGTTTTGTATTCTCATAAGAATCTTGATCCCCATTGTCATCATTAGATTCTTTTTGCTCATTTAATGCTTGATCTGATTTGGTAGTCATGTTTATTTTCCTCGTGTAGATGATCGTTTAATAAATATGACATCTGGCGTTAATAATCCATTATATTTATGTAGTGGTCGAATGAAGTAACTGTTATCAAAAATGAACCCTCAATTGAGGGCTACACGCATCAATTATCCTTGGCAGCGTACTTTAAATTGTCTGCACAGCGATTTACCCAGCCTTTGCCGTATGTCCCAAACGTCGATAACGATGTATAGAACTTAAGGCGTTCAGCCATAAGTGTAAGAATGACATCATTGACATCAAATTCATTGACTTTCGTCTTGGTCATCGGTCCCAGTTTGCCATCCACGTTTGAGCCGGTAAAACCAACAGCCTGCTGTAGTTCCTTGATTGCCCGGTCACGACCTGCATTAATCGCAAAATCCCACAGCTGAAAAACAATTGCAGAGTGAATGCCATCGGCACCTAGCTTGTCCCACCAATCAGTTTTATAAATCTGTTTTGCTTGCGCCAATGTCAGATTTTTAATATCAAGATTGGGATATGTATTCGCTGCAATACCGTATTTTGTACCTTTTAATGTGCCAGAACCAACTTTTCCGCCAGTCCAATTGCCAGGATCATTGTGATCAGTCGAGTAGCCACCCTCATGACCAATTAATCGCTCGAATGCTTGATCGAAAGTAATATTGTTGGTCGGTAATGATGCAAAGCCTAGAATATTATTTTGGTGCAGTTCCGGCTGTTTGATCTTTTTCCCAAGAACCGCCAAAAGCGGTAAAACCACGGTTAAAATTGCTACATGATATTCAGCCGGAATGATCTGTAAGTCCATGCCATTTTGCAGCAGCACGGGAATCACGCCCAAAATAAAAGCCCCGATCATCGGAGCTTTCACGCTTAAATATTTAAATGCACTTTCGTCTATAAACTTCATAGTTTGTCTACCTTTCGCTTAATAAAATCACTGACGACATGGGTACCAAAATAACCAATGGCACTGGCCAGTCCGACCGCAACCATCTGGGGTATTGATAACCAGTCTAAAAATGTCCAAATTCCAACCGCAAATAAACCGCACATGATTGATTCCAGCATGTCCGCTCTCCCCGTTGTTTGGTAAGTCCTGAGAATCGCCATTAAAAAAGCCATCACAAATGCTGCAATGGCCGTTTGAAATGAGATCCAGAACTTGGTTAGGAATGTTATAAAGTCATCCACAGTTTCCCCTTATGTTTAAGCAAAAAATCGCCCAAAAGAGCGATTATGATGTGTTGTCCAATCCAACATCGGTATCCCACTATTCACTGGTGGTCACACTGATCTGGTTTGAGTAGTTCCATGATGTTTCTCGCCATTTATCACGGGCACAGACACTCAGGTAATAATTGGTAGTCGATTGCAAACCGGTGAATGTGTGTGAAGTCGTTGTTCCGGTCCAACTGGCCGATATGGTTTCCGGATTAAATCCAGACGTTGTACTTAGCCATACCTGATAATCTTTCAAGTCTGGTGCTGTACTGGCACCCCAATTTATCGATATGCTGTTACCGGTTGCAGCCACATAGATGTTATCCAGCATTGCCGGAATTGGGTTACTGATGTTCAATTCAGCAAAGGTACTGGTTTGTGCATTGGCAACACTGGCGACCCGAACCGTATAAGCACGCCAGATACCGTCAATTTCGGCTTCTTCTAGATAATAGCTATAATCGGTATTGGTGGTTTCAACTTCACGCAATTTCTGTCCATTGGCCCATATCTGAACAATGTACTTGGCGGCACCGGATACTTGCTGCCACTGCACTTTAAATGAGGTCCCCACAAATGGTGACTGCAAAGATAAGCCGACAACACCTGAAGGCTTTCCACCGTTTAGTGTGTAGCTGTATGCGGCAACTTCATCGAGCGTTTGTTCCTTAGCCTGCAAGCCGTTAAAACTGGTGAATTTAAGATAGATGGTCTTACCAATTAAGCTTTTATTCATTTGGTAAGTGAATATGGCCCGATCCAGCCGCACAAAGTGTTCACCCGCGGCATGTGCAAGCGGATCGGCGTATCGTCCACGGATCACACCGGATAATTGATACAAGCCGCTACCCAATAAAGTGGCGTCAACATAGTTGGCATATTCATTACCAATCTTGAATAAAGTCGCATCTGCGGTCGCATCAACTTCTGTTCCACTGTACATCTGGTTATTGGAGGTATTAAGTTGTACCTGCAACACAGTATCTGTGGCTGTTATGGCTTGTACCAGGTTGCCATAGCGCGCAGAGCCATAAATGGTACCAATTGCCTCATACGTCTGGTTATCATAACTCGCCCAAACATTACAGCCGCCCCAGTTCAAGCCACCTGCCACGGCGACATAAACCTGATTTTCACCATTGGTTAAATCCAGTGGCGGTTCAAAGATGACTGGTGCATAGACATCACCGGGTTCTTCACTACCCCCCTGATAGCCATTGGCAGATTGCAGGTCATATTCAATTGCCGATCGTGTACCAATCGCCAATTCTTCAGCCGTGATATTCAGATAACCATCTTCATCTTCTTCAATTTCCAGAATTCGGACAGGAAACTGATTCAAGCCCAGTGATGGATCGGTTAAGGTGACAATATCCATCGGTTCAAGTAAACAGTGATTCCAGCCTAGACGAAATTCGTATTGGTTACGCACATAAAGCTGGCGCTGTAAACGCAGTTGTGCGGCATGTCTGGCTATTTTAGGTTCACAGAAAAAATCGTATTTCACGCTGTCTTCTGTACGCAAACCGTACATTTCGATATTGGCCTGATCTTTGGCTTCGACTGTTTCGGTGTTGTACTGATTGTTACGGTTTACATATTCAATCTGCACATGGTTATAGGCATCGGTATCCCGACTGCGCTTGACCCGCACCGGTTCGTCTTCATCCATAATATCATCATCGGTCAAATGCGCTACTGCGGTTAGATCAGGGGTGTAAGTCACACCATGATTGCTTAATACCGCATCGCCATAGCTTTTGATTTTTAGGCCATCTACACTTGGCACCACCGCACAATTGACCGCTTCCACAATCTCATTAATGATTTCATAAGCAGGTCGCTGTTCGGTAATTGCCGGACTGATCAGTAAATTTGCTGCCGTGCAATAGTTGCGAAATTCGGTCAGATCATCAATATTGATATTCGGTGCTGCACCATAGCGTGGGTTTTGAATAAAATCTTCAATCACATCCGCAGGGTTTGCATCATGAATGGTATCGGAAAATGTAATCTCGGAAATCACTTCAAAGTTATGATTAGACAGGCTGGCACTATCCCCCATATCATAATTTGAAGCTGCCACATAGGCAGTAAATGGATAGTTTAATGCCTGATCGGGATGGTAGGTCTGTAAATATCCCCATGCGGCATTATGATCGCCGTTGAAAAACTCAAAATTGAGCTGATTGATCGGTTCTTGCGTAATGCCACTTTCAGTTTTGGCAATAATCTGTTCTTTGTCTTTCCAGACCAGACCAATTTTACGCACTTTGTTGGCACATAAACCCAGCATGATTGAGGCGGAATAGGTATAGGTGGTATTTTTGGTTTTTACCCCGCCACCTTTACCACCGGCTTTTTGTGTGGTGGTATGTGCAATTGCCTTGAAATCACCGTACCAGAACATATTTGCTGCAATACGATTTTTACCATACACCAGATACTGTGGCAAACCATAGGCTGAGGTCTGTACCCGCATCGAATTGATCCGTGTATCAGATGTGCTAATGGTACCGCCACCGAATACGCCACCCATTTTACTGCCCCTTAATACGATAAAAGCCCGCAATTCTGCGGGCTAGACTTCCTTTAGTGCCATCACTGAGTATGACACCCTGTTTGATATAGGCATGAATGATCATTGGCCATTCCACCACAATCCCGGCATGACTGACGCATTTACCAAAGTGATAAAGCACGATATCACCGGGCCGTGGATCCTTTACTTCATCACAATATTGTTTGACCCAGCCCAGATACTTTTGTTCCATCTGGTGTAAATGCCAGTCGGCAGGATATGGACGAGGATCGATATAAGGCACAAGACCACAGGCATGATAGACTTCACAAAGCAGCATGCCGCAGTCTGTACCGACGCCTTTGACACGGCCTTGGTGATGGTATGGTGTGCCAAGCCAGGTGCGGGCTTCATTGATGATATTCTTATTCATAATAACAAGGTCTACATGTAACATTTGGATCTGTTAGATCATCGGGGTAATCTAAGTTATAGGAATCTATACCAACATTTCCACCCACCACACCTCCTCCACGAAGCATATTCAAACAACTAAAAATACCTGGTATATATTGTGTTTCAGCATTACAGCGTATATTTACATCATTCCAGTACTTACCGTAATGCCCTGTATCTGCATATTTAATTGTTGACAAAATCCCAAGCTGTTGAAGTTTTGACACACATAATGCATTAATCTTACTATAGTCTAAGACTTCAATTGCTTGCGCAGCATTTGATACATAAACCCCGATTGTGGTTGCATTTGCAGTCATCCCAAAGCGCAGCGAGTTACTTGTTGTTGGTGTATAAGTTGAATCTACAATAGTTCCTGTAAATGTGCGCTCAACTAATGCTCCAGTCGTTGCATCCATTGCTTTCCATAAACTCGAATTTTTACTTAAGTCATTGACCGGATTTTTACAGTAATTTGGATCAATAAAATGTAATTCACTATTTACTAGTCGCATACCCACGATGCGCTCATGATTATTACCAACTAAGTCACTAATACCTGTGTATTTTAAATCATGTCGAAAATTTACTGTCCCTGATCCAGTATAGATGTATGGGGGTAGATTGTTAGCTCCGAAATCCGGATCAATATATCGCCCTTTTTCAGTTTCACCACCAAAACTACTATATCCGCCCCAGCTTGTTATGCCGAATGGAAACCATTCATTCTTACGACAAAGTAATGCTACAGCTGCCCATTCGTCATAACTCATCACGTGAAAACCTGCTCCACATGCTGTGACATATGACTGCTGATCTACTGCACTGAGTGGTGTCATAGGTTTCTGATTAGGTTGTGAAACAATCTCACCATTTTTAAAAACACCTGAATACACACCAATATAAATGTAATCTTTTTCAACACCATCAACAATAAATGCTGGGTGTACCCCTGACCACGACGGATCAATTTTGGACATGTCGAATTTTGCTAGTTTATACATAAAGGAGGCTTGCCCCTTCTCTGTAAATATGATTGTCTGATTACCATCAGTCTCCGCCTCAACTGCTAATTTTAATGCCAGTTGTGTTTCAGTTAAAACTTGAGCCATTTTTTAAATCCTCTTTTAAACAAATTTTGAATCACAATAAACAATGCGACGAGCAACCCAGTCACAGAATTTTTGTAAATTGAATGTGCTGATTTCACCTCCGCCGTGCGGTGATACTGTTTCCCGGTTCGGATACAATGCCAGTTCAGCGGCATGAAGCGGCTGCGTAAATTGATTGGTGATGTCTAGATACATCTGACGCATTGCGGGCACTGATACGATATTTGCTGCTTTTAACTCAAGCCAGCGCGCCGCTATTTCTGTTTTATACGCAGTTCGCACCTTGTTCCAGAATTCCAGATTGTCGCTGTTATAACTAAAGACATTGGTTTCATCGGCTGACATACGGAAATCTTTAAAAGTTAGATCCATGTCGTAAGGCAGGAAGAACCACTTAACACCGTCCCATGTGCACATATGTGTATTATTGGTGATACCATCTATATTCCCTGTAAACTGCGAATAGATATAAAAATCTACGATATTGGCAGTATGCAGATACGTGTTTTTGCTAGCTGTAAATGATGCTTGAGCAGATTGTGCAAAAGCACGCCATGTATTTAAACAAGATGTGGTTTCTGTAGTGACTTTTGAGGGTGCGCGTAGCTCATAAGTACCATCTGCCAGCGTATCTGTGCGGAATCCTGTCAAATTGTCTAAACCGATAAGAATTTTTTTCGGTGAGTTTTTAGGGATGTTGTAGTTCTCACGCTTCTTGCCAATCATGAGCTGACCGATGCCGTAGAACTCACCATTAACATTGAATACACAGTTGAACCCTGTAGGATAGCTTGTAGCATTGGTTTGTACCACGTCACCAGTTAGCCCCAAGTAGCTAAAATCAATGTCTTTAACGGGAAAGCTACCCGTTCTGGCATTTAGAAACTTGCCCCACAGGTTGTAATTGAGCAAATTCCGCACTTGTGCTTTATCGGTGTAATTGGCTTTAAATACCCATTCTTGCTGAAGCAAGGTATTACCAATTGACAGGTTAATCTCATTGCCAAAAGATGCGTCTGAATAAAGTGCGAATGTCCAGTTCTTCTTGGCGTACACAGCCGAACCTGAGCCTTGCACTTCAAGCGTCGAATAGCAGTGCAGAATCTGACCGTCAATATTGAAGGTAAGCTGACCCTGCAAGACTGTACCTTTGGCTGTAGGCAATGGTAATTGTGTTGTTTCATAATTAATTTCGATTAATCCACTTGGCTTTCCAAATATATAGTTATTACTATAAGTTGCCTCGACATCTGCACTTGATGAACCTTGCAATTTATTTGTTGCAACTACATTCGCAATGGTTTGCTGCGCTAAAACCAATTGCATAATAATTGCTTGATTCTTCGTATCAAGGTCTTTTAATTCGGTACCATAATTCAAAAAAGCAAGTACAGCTTGCTGTAATCCAAGATGTAGATTCTTAGTACTGTTTGCATTTTCAGAAAATAGAGTATCTGTGTAAAGAGTGGCTTGATGAAGTGGATCATATGGACTTTTTACTAAAGTTATACCATCCCAAAAATTATCTCCTTGATGCTCACCAGCCTCTCCAATTATTATAATTGAGCCTGCTGGAATATTACTTTTAACAGATTCGAATTCTGCTATAGAAGCAAAACCATACTTTCCTCCCTGAGCAGCAACCACATCACTAGTTAGCTGCCGGATATGACTTAGTAAAATAATAAGGGCATTTTTAAATTGTAATTCCGTCACGGTATTGGCGATAAATTCACTGTCATTTGGCACAGTCATTTGTATTTTCCTCAAAATAAAAAAACCTCGCAAAAATGCGAGGTTCAGAAATACAGAATTTGATTAATTAAACAGCAGTTTCCGGCACCGGAATAAAAGGTTCACCTCGGAATCGGTTCAAATTATTAAAGCGATTATCACAGGTCTCTGAGCGTTTATCGCAGCCCGGATACACACTGATTTGCTCACCTACTGCCGGCAATTCCAGTAATGGCAAGGTAAGTAATAAGGATCCGGACTCATGCAGGCGAATGGTGCGTTTAATACCTTGATTGATTCCTTGGCTAAACTGCACGACACCTTGAGTAAAATATCCCTGTGGTTGATTAAGGCTACACACGATGCGGTTTAAATTGCTGCCCGCTTCTACAATGGCCATCACAGCATGTTCTTCACGAGATAGACCACACCCGGCATCAAATAAAGTGTTTTTACAACCCGGTTGCCATAGATCACGGGGCATTTGCACGTCCAACACGTCTAAATCTGATTTCACGGAAAATTCCAGATTATTACGTGTAAAATCAGGCTCAACAATTAAGCCTTCAAATAACTTGATAGTTTCTGCACCGTTATCAAATGGATTGGCAATATCTATAAATACCCGTTCCAGCTTAAAGCGTGCACCATCTAACTGGCCATTATGCACTGCCTGTAAAAACGGCAATGAGCCAAGCATGACATCATCATTTACCAATACCGTCACGCTCAGGCTATCCAGTTCAATGCCCACCTTATAACTCAAGCTATCACGTTCAATAATTGGACCATCTGACCGATATAAAAAACCACCTACAGTAAGGTGGTAATCATAATTGGTATAGCGATAAATATTGCCCTGTGTGGTCTGAATCGTATAGAGTTCAGCCATGACAAATTGATTACCCGCAAGCAATGCTTTGAGTCTGTCTGAAACCTGTCTCATATTTTATTTCCTAAAGAACCGATCAAATCGACCTGCTTTGCTTTCCAGAGTTTATGCATAAAATGTGTGTACTCCTGTTCATCCTCAGCAAAACGACAGCGATAATAAAACATTCCCTCAATGTAAATAATCTGTCCAATCGCAGGTGGTGAATCAAAAATTACGAGACCATTGTTCTGGACATCATAATAATCTTTAGTCCACATAAGTTCTGAATTACCAGTACTCCACATGAACACTGGATGATTTTCATTCCACATTAACTTGCTGCCGAAAGCTTCAACATTCGTAATGGGAATTTTTTGTTTACCCATTTGTTTATAAAGCTGAAAAACAGTTGTTAAACCATCACCCACAAATTCACATTGATAATCATGATCCTCTGGGAATTTATATAAAAAGGAATCAAAAGCACCACGACGTTCTATAAAAAAACTTTCCAGTTGCTGCAATTCCTGTTTATCCTGCCATTCCCGTAGAAAATCAAATGACAATCCAATTTCATAGGTTGGTACTGCCTGATAACTCGCACGCAGTTCACGACCATTTACCGATTGCATAATTTTGGTATGAAAGACAGGTTTTTTTGTGGCTTCCCATTGTAAACCAGGTAATTCAGGAAAGATTTCGTCAGACACGTATTACTCCTTATTTACCAAAATTACGGCCATAACTTTTTAGCCCACTCGCCACAGCTTTACCATTTTTACGCATAAAGCGTTTGATATCCCGACTATCCCATGCCTGAATATTATAAGTATCACCCATACTAGGAGTGGCCGCCATTGCCGGTGTACTTCCGTCACTACCATTCATCATCATTTGACCAAGTTGACGGATGGTATTGGCATGCTGTGCAGGTAAGACCATTTCCTCTTCATGCAACTGCGTCACAGGATTTAGTCCAGAAGGAATATCGTAACCACCGCGTGCAGATTTAATCTTGCCGGCAATTCCGGACACCAAGCCAAGTGCTGCGGCACCTGCACCCACCGCCAATACAGGACCAATATATGGGATAGAAACCATGGCTTTAAATGCACCTGCCATTGCTTCCCATGCATACATCATAATGGTCTTGATGGCTTCACCGGCTTTTAAGGCTAAACGGGCAACCACCCCCATGCCTGTGGCTGTGGTCCGTGCAGCTTCTCCAACAACGACAGCACCCGTCTGTGCGGCTTGTCCTGTTGCTTCTGCTGTGGTCTCTGCTGCGATAAAACCATACTTACGGGCAAGTTTAATGGCTTGTAATTTCAGCCATTGCTGCAATTCCTGTGTAGCTATCTGAATCGCAAAACTTGCCATATCTGTGAGTACGGCATTGGTCGCATTACGCCAAGTCAATGTGCCACTCATCATGGCCGTAATGCCTTTATCCCAAAGACTAGAAATTCGATTGGTAAAACCACCAAACTTATCTTCAAAATCTTTCATTTCGGCATTATTCAATAGACTTGGCATTTGGACATCACGAATGGTACGTTGATTATCCAAATCAGACACTTGCTGATTTAAACCGCTCTGCCCGGCTGGTTTGCCAGTCAATGCTGTCTGCTGATCTTCCAGATCAAGACGTCGTAATAAACCGTCTCGTTTGATCTGATAAAGCTGATTTTCCAGCTGTTGTTCACGTTGAGCTTTTTGAAGATTGGATAAACCTCCTGCATCGAATTCAGCCTGTAACAAGGCCATTTCAATTTCATACTGACGTTGTGCAGATTTTTCAGATTCTTCAATTGCCTGCTCTTCCAGCTTCTTCTGTTTATCAAAAGAATCCTGTTTGAGTTTTAAACGCTTTTCCTCAGCGGCCTGTTCTGCCTTAAGTACGTATTCCCGTTTTTGATCTTGTGTCAAAGTTGAGCCATTGATTTTGTCCAACTCTTTCTTCAGATCAATTGCAATTTTCTTTAATTCATCGGCGTACTTATACTCAAGCTCCAGACGTTCTTTTTCAGCCTGTTCAGCCAGTCGCTTTCTTTCCCTTGCCTCGGCATCAGCCTTGGCCTTACCACCATCGGACTTAGCACCACCCGATGATGGGGTAGTCCCGGTTCCCATACTGGAACGGATATTTGGAGCCAGTTGTGGTACAGTTGATGAAGATGAGGAATTTTTTGTCCCCATTCCCAGAATCATATTATTGATACCCGATACAGAATCAAAAAACGTATTTTTGAAATTGGTACGTCCTTCATCACGCATGGCAATATTGGCTTGGGATTTTGCCATTGCCTCCTGATTGATCTTAGCAATCGAGTTGGCACGTTGTCTGGCCAGATTTTCAAGATTATTAAAGCCCTGCTCCCATGCCGACTGAATGCCTGAGAAATTCAGCTTTAAAGCATTTTCGGCAATATTGGCAAAGGTTTTTAAGGCTGAACTCAAAGCATCCAGATAAAACTGCACATTGGCTTTAAAGGTAGCAAAGTTTTTTTCTGCGATAATGACTTGGTCAATCACAATAGAAAGGGCTTCAACCACGATCTGACGAATCAAGGCAAAAGCAATCTGAATTGCCGCACGCACAGCAGCCACAATGATCGCCAATGCCTGAAAAGCACCTTTTAGAATATCCAGAATACTTATCTGCTGGATCGTTTCAGAATCGGTTGTTGCTGTTAAATCACGCCATAAATCACCAATGGTATTAAAAATATCCTGCACAATACCCAGTAATTCTTGAAAGGTCAGAATAATGGCTTGAACACTTCCATCAATTGCTTCCCGGTTATCAGTCGCAAATGTTAGAAAATCATTGGCCAGCTCGGTCAATATAGGTGCAACCTGAGCAGCCATACGATTCATGGTGCCTTGTACAGTTTGTTGTACCAAACCTAATGCAGAATTAAACTCCTTTGTCTTGGCAATGGTTTCCTGATCCATAATGATGCCAAGATTGTGCGCCTGCTCGGCATACTGCTTGAGCATTTCCCCATTATTTTCCAGCAATGGCGATAACAGCGAAGCATCATCGGCGATTGATTCCATATAAAAAATCATATCGGCATGCGAGACATTAGCCTTTTGCAAGGTATCATAATACTTGCCTAACACCTGTGGACCAGATAAACCCTGAAATTCTTTTGCTGTCACACCCACTTTAGGTGCAACTTTTTCAAAGAAATCGGCCATTTCTCCGCCACCAGTCTGCATAAAGTCACCCAGCTTGTCATTGACATCTTTCATAATGTCACCAAGCTTTTCTTGCTCTACACCGACTTTGCTTGAGGCAAATTGCCATTCCTGTAGTTCTATAGTGGTGGCATTGGCAATACGTGCCTGATTCTCGATCTGTTTAGCTGCTTCACCAACTTGTGTGACTAATTCTGGTAAGGCTCCGACTGCTTCGGCTACTCCTCGTGCCACCTCTTGACCTATGCCCAAGAGAAACCCACCACGAACTAAAGAAAATCCATTCGTTAAAGAATCTGAAATATTTTGCCCTACATCCTGAAACTTGGTTTTAATACGATCTGCCAAGTCATCAAACTGACGTTTTAATCCTGTGGTCTCAATTTGGATTTCAATGTCTTTACCAGAATTTTCAATTTCTTTGGCTGTGGTTTTAGCTTTTTGTTCAGCCTCATCCAGACCTCTCTTTAAATCAGAAGTTGTTGCGGAAATCTTTACTTCAATTTTGTTTTCGTCAGCCATGGTTGGACCTGCAATTAAAGATATCAAAAAACTTGTCATATATCGTTTACCGATATACAATAAATTAAATTCAGCGAGGAATATTGTTCGTGATCAAAAGTTTTAAATGTAAAGACACCGAAACTTTATTCACGACAGGTACAACGAAACGCTGGAGTGCCATTGCGAATGTTGCGATGCGGAAACTGGCACAACTGGATGCTGCGGCTACGTTAGAATTCTTACGTTCACCACCAGCGAATCATCTAGAGAAACTCACTGGTGACCGCGAAGGTCAATACAGTATTCGCATCAACAAACAATGGCGCATTTGCTTTGTCTGGACAGAGCAAGGCGTATTAGATGTTGAAATTATTGATTACCATTAGGAGTCAAATCATGATTAAAAACGGTATGCGTCCGATCCATCCTGGTGAAATCCTTCGAGAAGACTATCTTGTCCCGCTTGATATGAGTGCGAATGCATTAGCCAAAGCATTAGGTGTAACGCCGGCACGTATCAATGAAATTGTTCGGGAACGTAGAGGGGTTTCAGCCGATACGGCTTTACGTTTAGCACAATATTTTGGTGGTGATGCACAAAGCTGGTTAAATCTGCAAAAAACGTATGAATTACGCATTGCAGAAATTGAATCGGCAGATCGGATACGTCAGGAAGTTCATCCTTATCAATATGCTTAAGCCACAAGGATGTTTTACCCCTGTGGGAACTGCATTAACATATCAAGTAAATCGGGTTCATCGTTTTTAGTATCTTGTTTTTCAGTTTCGATGCCAAAAAATGATTCCAGCATCAAACATACTCGCTGCATACTCACCTGAACGGGAGGAAGCTTTTCATAATACGCATTCAAAGCACTTAATCTGGGAAGATCAACCTCGTTACGCACGTAATCGTAATCCTTGGCCAGCGTCAGTACCAAATGCGTATAAAGTTCCTCCCAGTCTATTCCCCCGAGGCTTGACCCTCGCCACGACCTTTTAAACCGGACACAGACATCACCGCTTCCATCACCTCACTTAACTGATCCATATAAATCAGATCGGCAACATCATCACGTTGAATATCCGGATAATTGCGTTTCAATGATTTATGCGCCACATCAATGACAGTACCGACATCATTGGGCTGAAAAGTTTGCAATGCCGGTAATAACTTTTCAATTGCGCCCAATGATAAAGGCGCAAATACAAAAGATTGGCCATCGATGATAACTGGTGTACCACGAGGATTTTCTACTGCGTTAAATGTCATGAGCTATTACTCCGATAAAATATGTTTATAAATACGACCAAGATCGTCGGCCATAGGTTGAAATTCAAACTCAGGTAAATCGTAATCATCCTGTTTTGAACTAAATGCCAACTTGTTACTTGTGCATCGATAAAACTCCATACCTAGGAATTTGCCTTTGTAATCGCGCTGTAGGTCCACCGCAAATTCTGGTGTATATCCCATGTCAATATTGGAAACGACAATGGATTTGGCTCCAGCCACAGTAGCGGCATATTTAAAACTAATGAAAACCACTTTTCCTACATCTGCCGTGGCAAATGTATAGGCACCTGTGGTCGGATTAATACTGTATTGCCCGGCAACAGGTGCAGATGCGACACGCACCATAGGAACTGCCTTAGCATCGGTTACACCCAAATCCTTTACAAAGGTACCAGCATTAGGAACTACAGGTGTAATCAGCCCACCAGCTGGAACGACTTCACCATTAATGGTTTGTGCCACGGTTTCAATACCACCCTCAGCCACTACCCCACCAAAGAAAATCGAATTCAGTAATGCGCCATTGATACGACCAAAACTTGCCTTACATTTAATGGAACCTTTACCCCGTGCTGCATCTACGGGAAACTGGCCACGACCATACAGTTCCTTTAAATCAAAACTCATATCTACAGATACGGATTGCAGAACACCAACTTCAACAGGTGTGGGGTTGCTGATCGGTTGACCATAAATATCCTGGATTGGTGTGGCAAAGACTTTACCCGCACCAAATAAGTATTGCGCCATTTTTTACCTCACTAAAATGACAAAACCGCCAGTACAGGCGGTTATAAAAATGATATTAAATTAATTGGTGGTCAGGATTCTCACGGGAATAATGGCGATTGCCTGATCATCCAACATATTTTCTACTGCTTCATAGACTTCGATGGTGCCATCAATCCAGCAATGCTCTACCAATCCATTTAAGGTTTGATATTCGCACACCTCTGGATGCGCCGGTTTAATGGCTTCACGGATCCTGTCAATATAAAGGTTCAATTGGGTACACGGCGCTTTATCACGACCACCTTCATGAATATAGAGATAGAGTTCTGCTGCCAGTTCGACTTTGGCATCAAGCCCCTTGATAGGGACTTCCTGCTGGTTACCTTGGGTAATAAATAAGGCAGGTCGTTCTGCTGGTTGTACATGACTAAAGTGACGTAAACGGCGGCTTACTGTAGCCAATCCCTCTACATGCATACTCAACCAATCAAACAACGCCTGATAAATCGCTTCACTATCCACTATTCAACCCTCGCTGAATTGCAGCATCGATATTCTTGGGTACAATTTTGGCCACTTCTTGCAGTGCATCTCGCATCATACGGCGTTCTCTAAATTTAACATTTCTGGAATGGGCACCCACCATAACCTGACGAGGTGTGATCGGCTTACCAAAGGCTTGCTTGATCTGGCGTAAATGGGCTTTTATCCCCACTTGTGCGGTCAAGCCAAACTCATGGACAAACAGATACTTCACATGGCTGCCGCCTGCACTGACTATGCCCTCTAATTGATCGACCTGTTCTGTGACACGACCGACCACAGAACCACGTAAACGCCCGGAATCAACTTTCAAATAAGGCGAACCACTGCTTAGATTCCGTTTGACTACTTCCTCCAAACGACCCGTCAATGCCACAATGGTTCGTCTGATTTCAGCTTTTATCCGCTCATTTTCCGCATCGAAACGGACACGATGATCAACTGTAAAGTCCACCATACGGCACCTATGATTTTGCCGAAATCACTTTTTTGCTGTCAGGCGTTTCCACACTCCGCTCAAAACCTAAGGGCTTTAAGATGTGATAAATATCCTGCTCAGATTCAATCACTCCGTTTTTCACCGGTAATTGCTCACCGGATACTACAATTGTGGTTGGCTTATAGCCTTCCGGTGCTTGATATTTAAAGGACATCATTTTCTCCTAGATCACAAAAGCACCAATACCCAAGCGATTGGGATTGGTACCTTGATCATCAATTGGTATAGAATTTTTAAGGGCAAGGTAACGCTGACCATAAATACTTTGGTCATAAAATGTTTCCTTACCAGAACGAGAGTAACTCACACCCTGTCCTGCCAGCTGTAGGCTTACGGCATTGGAATAAGCCGTGCCATTTTTACTATTGATTTCAACTTTGAGAATATGTGCTGCATATAGACCCACAGCGCGTTCCTTCAAATTCCCAAACTCAATTTGCGACACCACATCGTTGGCCTCTTCCAATGCGTCCTGAATCGTTGTGTCGGGTAAGTTCGCCAATGCCGTATCTACGGCAAACTTCTGCCGAAATGCCTGTATGTCCATACCATCACCTTATTCTTTTGCCTGTTCCAACTTCGCTTGCAGCTGCTCCAGACTTTCATCATCGGTAAACGTGATTTGCAATTCCTGCAAACTAGCTTTAACGGCAGTCAATGCCGCCTGTTCTGCTTCATTTGCTGCTTTTTCAGCATTGGCTGCCACGGTACCTGTCTTGCCACCTTTACCTCGACCGGAACCGATTTTACTGCTTGCCTTTATTGCAGCGTCTTCAGCAATTTCCTCAATCACCAGTTCGCCCTTATCAATTAGATGCTTTGCAAACTTATTTTCGGAAAGTTTCTGGTGAACATCTTCATCGACTGTTGTCGCCACGCCTTGAGATAAAATCACCACACCAGAAAAAACGAAAGCGGCTTGAGAGCCGCCATAGGTATATGTATATTTCGCCATGTTGATTTAATCCTTATGCATGATCCAGATAACGGAGAGAGTCTACACGCTTTAACCACACGCCCTGATATTTGTAGTGCCCGGGTACTTTAATATCCAGACCATCAGGTTGTGCTGCCAGAAAAGAAACATCGTCACATTTCATCTGAATACAGGAAGGATCACGACGGTAAATAATAGAGCGATCGGCACCGGCAGTACCCTTAGCATTGGATCGACCCAATCCACGAATGGTTAATGTTTTTCCCTGTGTACTGAAGATATTATTTTCTTCAATATATTTCAGGAAGGTTTTACCACCAGAATCGGGAACAACACGTGTTGATAGGTGCATATATTGATTGGAGGCCATTAAATAGGTATCTGGCTGTACCGATACATCGCCATCAAACAAATCATCTGCATCTGACAAGCTGGCATTAAAATCCGACAAAACTTCTTCGATGGTTGCGGTCGCCCAATTGTGTTGAGACGTAACAACCGTGACACCTGTCTGTTCCAGGAAACCTTTTACACCAGTCTTGCTGTTGCCATACCATGCAATCTGGCTTAAATGTTTTTCCGCAGCCAATCGGGCAGCCTGAACCTTATCCGATTCCAGTTGCAGCCCCATTTTTTGTGCAGCCGCCAGTTCCATGATGGAATACCAATAACTGATCACACCGACTTTAATCGGTAATGATACGGTATCAAATTCGACTTCTGCCACAGGCAAATCATTACCTGTCCCGGCATAATCCTTACCAATACCGACACCCCATTTTCGGGATAATACCTCTCCACCACCAAACACACCATTTACCGGGGCCACAGGAATATATTTGGCATAATCCATGACCTGTTCCAGTTGCGGTGTCATTTCGTTGGTTTCTTCCAACTTGACAAATAACTGTGCCAGTTTTTCGATATTAAAAGCATCACCTACCGATGCTTGAACGATTTGGGCTACGGGTGTTAAACGTAGCTTCATTTGAGCAACTTTACTCATTTATTTATGCCCCTAATAAGCGAACAACAGCAAAGCCTTGTTCATTTGAAATTGATTCCCAAGATGCATGGGGTAATTCGGTACCATCACTTGCCGTGGACGACAAAGAACCCAGTGGTGCATCAGCCGTGGCATTTGCCGTTTTCACATAGACTTTGGCATTGATATCAATGACGGGTGCAGTGACTTTTACCCAGATCGAACCAATGGTCATGACTGGCGCCACATCGGTTGCCTGATATGCCTCCTTACCTAATGCTGTCTTGCCTGATTTACCCACGCCATGACGTAAAATAATGCCAAATTTAGTATTGCTGGCACCTGTCACCGCAGAAATAGTCTGACCGTCACTATTACGCACGACCACATCACCATCATTTACCACTGTCGTACCTGAAACCGGCAAAGATAAAATATCTTCCGGACCATAGAGATGGGCTTTCATACCCGGTACCACATCATATTGTTGAACCATGATGTTCATTCTCCCTTAAATATTTTTGTATGCATCGGCTTTGTTATAGCCGCTACGTTCATGACCATTTGGCTGCTCATCACCAGTTTTTACTGGCTGCTGCTGTTGGTTTAGAGCATCACCAACCGGATTATTCGGGTGAATTCCTTTAACAGCAGACAACGCACGAAATACCGTATCAATCTGTTCAGGCTTGGCATCACCTACAGCAACACCACCCAGTACCGCCGTGACCACTGCATCACCAGCCTTTGCAGCAACCACATCACGCTTGATCTGCTCACAAGTACAGCCTTCGGTTTTAATTGTAGATACCAAGGCTTTGGCATCAGCAATCACTACCGCACGTTCTGCCGTGGCTTGTTCAAGTTTTTCCGGTGTAAGCTGGTTCTGTTCCAGATTGACAATTTTCTGTTCAAGCTGTGCTTTTTCCGTATGCAATTGATCAACCACAGCCTGCACAGCAGTCAATTCATCTCCAATCGAAAATTGCTTGTCACCGACTTTTAATTTTGCAGCCTTTAAATTTTCAAGCTGCTCTTGTTGAAGCTTTAAGGCATCTGCTAAGGGTTTGTTATCACCAATATCAAAGCGAATGCCATTTACAATGATCTCCATTGTGTGTTCCTCTTGTGGTTTGGGGTTTTGGTCACCGATGCGACAATCACCGCCACAGCGACCGTATTTCACCAGTGCCACGTGATTGCCATTAAAATTGATAAATTTGGCCTGATACGGCGTACCGTCTGGTGCCGTACCCTGCTCTAAAACCAGATTTGCAGCATAGCCAAGCGACATCTCAATGCGTTCATTACTCTGGATCAGGTCAATGCTGTTTTTGTCTTTAATCAGCAGATCGCCGATCAGATAATCCCCTTCCTGCCGAACATTCTCACAATAACCAATGTGATACTCTTTCCAGTTAGAAGCATTAATTTCGTTTTTGGGTGGGTGATAATCCGTTGCATCGACACCATTAAAACTAGCCACCGTTTCCGGCTTAAATAATTCATCTGCCGGGGTATAGACATTAATGATCTGGTCCGCCGTAAATCCCTCCAGCGAAGGAAATTCATAGGCATAGTACTGGCGTACCTGTGGTGCCTTTGCCAAACGGACATTGATACATTTCAGATATCCTTCGGCTGTAAATGAACGTGAGGATTCACTTGGTGCAAAATCACCAATTTTGAGTTGATATAGGATTTTCATAAATTGCGCTCAATAAAAAACCCACCGAATGGTGGGCTAATCAATTAAAATATCCTCATAATTTGGTACTGCCGTACACCGACAACCAATCGGTTCACCCGGATGTCCGCCACTTGGTGGGCTATCCCATCGAAATGTCTTGCCCTGTTTATGTTGATGGTCCAGTCGTACGCGGTCATCTTTTGCGGTCTGCCAGGTGTAACTTTCAAAACCCATAGATAAATGACGGGTTTTGGTGATGTTACTGTTGATCTTTCCCATCTGGTCCCGCGCAATTAATCTGGCACGGGCATCGGTATTGTGCCCCAGTTTTTTAATGTCCTTTGCCAGTTCCTCGTTGGTCTGACCAGTCTGTAAAGCATGCAACACCAATGTTTCAATCCTATCTGCATATTGCTTTGGAATGGATTTGATCAACGCCACATTGGCACGGATATTATTGTCTACCGTATCCTGAATATCTGCTGCCTGATAAAATGCGGTAAGATCAACACCAATTGCGGCTTTGGAATGATTAGAAATTTGTTGGTCCACTTCCTGACGCACGTCTATTACAATCTTTGTAGCCAATGGCAACGCAATTTCGACCATAAAACCTTCAATGCGCTGGCGAAAGCTACTCAACATATTATCCAGCCAACTATCACCAATATTTTCACCTACAGTCGGTATAATCAGATCTTTAGCCTGATCCTGACAAAATTTAGAAATCGCCAGTAATTGCCGGGTGTAATACAGCTCTGTACAACGATTAACCTTGATAGGTTTGGATTTTGCCTTGGGCCCCTTTTTACGCTTGTGAATCTGTTGTAGCTGTGGTTTAAGCAGTTGAATCAGTGTCATCTTTTCCATCTACATTCACCATACTTTCCAGTAACTTGATATGGTCCTCATCAATCACGGAATAAACCCCGTCTACCAATAACTGCCGAGCGATCTGTGGTTCGGTGATAATCGCCATATCCAGATATTTTTGGTCCCGTTCGGCATTGTTCTTTTCTACTTCAGAACGAATTTTAGGATCCATTTGCCACAAGGGATTAAACACGATATTTAAATCGGGAAACTGCCGACCAAATGTCGTCTGGCAAATCACTGCCATAAACTTCATCATAATAGGCTTAAGCTGCCATTCCTGCTTTGTGGCAATGCTATCGTAATAATTGCGGGTATCATGTTCCCCTGTGGCATTCATACCCGCTGGCGATTGCCCGAATAAAATGGTATAGGGAATTTCCGCTGCACCGGCAGTTTGGATCGAAAACTCCCGCATCATGTCGGGTAGGCCTGCAAAGTTATAGGTTTTGGAGTCATATTCTTCCTCCTTATCCAATACCAGCATGCCATTTAGACTTTTAAGCAATCCGACACTTAAGAAACGCTCTGTCACTGCCCGCATATCTTCCCGGATTTTATCGACCAGACTCGGCGTCCGAATCACATCAATCTTGGATTCGTGTACCAGGCTGGCCGAACCACTCTTAATACTGGCATGGTCAAGTAAATCCTGATAAACCTCTTGCAAAATGCTTTGCGGCTCTTCATTGACAATATCGGCATGACAAATCTTAATCAAACGGCTGTGGTGAATTTTCTGCTGAGGTCGACCATCATTCATTTGCAGATTGTAAAACACGGGCTGTTTTAGCAGACCACCGCATTGACTAGGCGGTAAATATTGATTGGTATCAGCCTTAATGTATTTTTTCTTGATCACCGTAAAAAACTCTAAGCGACCCACACCCAGTTTTTCTAAATCAAACGGCTGATCTAGATGACCACCGTCCACAGTACCCAATAACACATAAACAACGCCATATAATCTGGATAGAATCAAACCCGATAACAACACCTGATTCAGATTAAAATGCTTACACGCTTCCTCTAGCTTGATCAGGTCACCATTCTGAATCCCTTCATAAAACCAGCCTGCCCGCAGCATGTCACTGGCAGGACGATTAACAATCCGTTTTGCCAACCAATGCTGATACACCGCCTCCAGTTGATCATCAGGAATATCACGGCGCACGAAATGCCCGTGTGTTGCCTTATCTCGCCCAGTACCAATATTAGACACAAAATTGGTATATGCGCCGGCATCACCAATTGCATCAGGCTTTTTTATTTTCGCCATATATACCTCTAATCAAATACAGTGGGTGACTTGGCAAGTGTGTCATTAATCGCATCAATGGTCGGGTCCCACTGGTCATCATGATCATGTGTCATGTCCGCAGTCAGACCTTCTATTTCCTCAATGTAATTCAATAACCATGGTGCCGAATAAGGCAACATGACACGCCCATCTTCGACATAAAACACCACGTCCATGGTCCGTGTCAGTTTGTCTGTATCACGCTGGATCGCTTTAATCGGCAATGTCGTTTCCCGTGATACAGTCTGAATCAACATGGTGCCACTGGATTTATCCTCAACTGCCATATGACGTAACTTGCCAATCTTGGTATTGCTGTGCCGATGCTTGGTAATAAAACTCTTGGCTTCCTTGATCAGCTCTGGTGCTTCCCATTTACCACGCTTGACATCAATGATATACAGCTTATTGTCATGACCCAGCCCACCACATAGAAAGACCGAATAGTCATTATGCTCTTTGGTTTTTTGTGCGGTATCGACCCAGATCGCACGCCATTTCAGAACTGGTAATTCCGCATAGCGACCAAACCATTCTGCCTTGACCAGATCACCACCTAATTTTTTAGGTTGCTGCTGATACTGGCTGCTAAAGGTGTAACGGGAAACAATGGCACCGTCTTTGTCCTGACCACCCTGTTCCAATTGCAACAATGAATCTAATGATTCCTTGAGTGGCCAATAACTTTGACGACCCTTTTCATCACGATCTACATTACGCGGTATTTTCTTCTGGATATGTTTGGGTAATGACTGAATGTAATCGTCATCGATCAAGGCAGGAATGCAGATTTGCTCCCATTCCCCCGGCACATTACCCGTCATTACAAAGTTGGTCGGGTCTTCAACATGCAAGCGCTGCATGATCAGAATAATCGGTGTATCTGACTTGGCCTTACGGGAGTTGACCGTATTAAGGATTTTTCGATTTGCCTTTTTACGGGCAGTCTGGCTAAACGCATCTTCCGGCTTTAAGGGATCATCCAGAATAATCGCCCCAGTAAAACCTTCATTAGCCAATGTCCCTGCACGACGACCCGTGACTTGCCCACCCATACTGGCTGAATAAACATGACCGGCATCATAACCATCTACCGTGGTTTTCCAGTTGGATTTTGCATCGGTTGCCGTGGAAATATTGACTGACCATAGTTTCTGAAAATCCTCAGACTTGACGATATTACGTGCCGTTGCCGATACGTCCTCCACCAAAGACTGTGAAAATGACAAATATAAAAACCGCGAACGTGCATTTCTGGCAATGCCACGGGCAATCAGATTGGTTAAAAGTTCGGTCTTACCACTACCCGGTGGGACATTAATCACCAGATTTTTTACTTTACCTGCAATTACTTCATCGATCTTGTCGGCAATATATTCATGATGCCAATTGACCGAAAACTTAAAGCCCATACGTGGCAGAAAAAAACGGCGGGTAAAAAATAGATGATCCCGCTCACATTTTTCCCGTTCAAGCTGCATTTCCAGTAGGCTAGTATTTACTTTCGAGTTCATCTAATACCTGCTTAATATCTTCAGGCTTGGCGGTGACATAGGTTATATTTTCAGTTTGCAGTGGTTTCCCATCTTTGCCGGTAAGCTCAGTTTTGGTTTGGTTGGTGTACTGATTGCCCATTTCCTTGGCCGCTTGTTCCAACAGTTTAGGAACGATTACAGGATTTTCTTTAAAGCGATCATGGTCTACAAAAAATTGCATCTTCTGTAAACGATATCGTTTATTTGCAACGGGAATTGCAAGTAACTCATCGTTTGTTTCAGCTCTACGTTTATAAAAATATTGTTTTAATTCTTCACTTAAATTATGCCCGTTTGCTTTTGTGGGGTCGTATGCTTCGCACTGAGATGGCGTTACATCAATACCAAAAACGTCTTTAACATGCTTAATCGTATCTTGTAGCGAAACAAATTCTGCATTACACCGAACGATAAATACTTTAACTTTCTTATTTAATCTTGCCATATCTCCCCCTTTGTAATTACATTTTTTATAAAATTTATAACGCCATATAACTAAAATAGAAATTAAACCACCTTCAAATAACAAGTACCACACGCATGATGTATATCCACTTTTGATACTAGGGGCCTCTGATTTGCTGCCTTCACCATGTTCTGTACATCTGTACTTGCACCGTATCGACGAACAACGCCGATAAACTCTTCCACGTCATGTCCTTGAATTGCCAAATTAGGCTTACCAGTTTCTCGGTTATAAGATGGCACACCGTATTTATCTTTCTTGTGTGCAATGTGATATAACTCATGCTCAATCAAGGCACAAAAATCTACGTCACTAGCTTGCTTTGCATAGCTAGCATCAATAGTAATAAGATATTCGGGTAAATCATTAAACCATTGGTAAAACTGCTGTTCCTGACGTTCCTTTTTCCAGCCTCCGGCATTGATCATGATTTTCTCCGCCTGTCCCACCACAAACCGCCCTTGCTTCTTAAAACCACATTGAGCCCACAGTACTGCAATTTCCGGATAATAAAATGCCCCAAGATGAAAATGATCCGGATTAAATAATTTGCTTTTCTTATCCAAGAAAACAGTCTTAATCCATTCCCATAATTCCGGTGCTGGTGCAAAGTTTGGAGTATCTAGAGCAAATATCCAGTCGGGTGGATCCGGACGTTGCTGTATCACAAAGCCAAGTTGATTCATAAATTTCACCCATAAAAAAACCCATCATTTCTGACGGGCTTTATTATTAAACTGATTTAAAGATCGGTACCGACAAACACACTGGAAATAAAAAAGTCCTCATCCAAATCTTCAGACGATTCAAATTCCACATCGAGATAAATCACCTCTGCACCTGTCTTTTCTTTAAAATCGGCAAATTTCTGCGATAAAAACTCTGCAATTTCATTTTCTAAATTCGCACGTTCAAGACGATATTCTTCTAAAGCTTCTTTCATGATCGTTCCCGATGGTTATTGGAATCTACATCAAAGCAAACTAATGTGAAACTACAAAGACAAAAAAGCCCACACATCAATGCAGGCTCTAAATCAAGGCTAAATATTGCTTATGCCGCGCTTAATTCCTCATCTGTAGCCAAAACAACAGACGCGACAATTGGAATACCCAAGATTATCGGCATCATCATGATCCAGAATGTAGTGGTATTGCTTGAAAAGAAGAAATGGATACCAATTGCTGTAAGCGCAATCACTGCAAATAGAATAACTGCAAACCGGGTGACAAATTTTAGAAGCATTTTTTTACCCCACATCATGATAGTACATTTATTCTACGCCCTAAATTTAATAGTAGTGCGTTTGCAGCTATCAAAATTACAATTTTTAAAACTAAAAAAGCTCACATTTTCATGCGAGCTCTCAAATCTTTCAGGTCATTTATTTACAACTACGACCAATTTACCATAAAAATAGCACTTACCTTGATCAAGCAACTATTCGAAAGGGAAGAATAATTTATGATTCGTTATGCGGGCATGACACATGAACTGACGCATTCTTTTATCTTGATATTCATACATTGCCCAAACTAAACCTGCATAAAAATCAATAAATTGTAGTTCTAAATATTTTGCACTATCCATTGGACTAACATTACATTGCTGGTTTAGTACATGCTTCTCCAGGCTCTCTTCCTGAATCATCTGATTAAGGTATTCCCCCATATTCCATTTTGTATTAACACGCTCACTTCTTCTGTCTGGAATAAAATCCACAAACTCAGACTCACAAACCGGCTTAAGTATTAGCAATTTAACCATATAATTATAAAGAACATTTGGATCACTCTTCATTCTTTTATTAACGTATTCTTTATGTACAGTAATAGAGCGTAATTGAATGTCTTTGTGTTCAGTAAGTAGCTTAGTGGTTAATTTTAAAAATAGCTCTTTATCAGCAGAGTTTAAATCTACAGATTTTAATTCGTTTTTAAGAGGCCTTTTTCTTTTTACATATAATGCACGCACGATTCGTTGAACATATTTCTGTTTGGATTCTGGCATACATACAGCTGCCAATGTAAGCATACGACTGGATCCACCTCTCTGATATGGTTCTTCCATATTCCAACCTAAATCACCACTTTCATCGAGATATATCAGGGTTCGCATAATTATCCAGTGCATTAAAAAAGCCCCATATTTAAATGAGGCTCAAAATCAGGTGCGGCACCTAGAGGCAACTTACTTACAGTAAGTTTACGATTATCGCAGAATTTATCGTACCTGAATCTAGGCGTGGGTGTATTTATACCGCACTGCGACTACATTTCTATTATGGAGCAACTCAGTTACTATTTCAAGCTAGGATCAGAGATACCTGTAAGTTTTAATCCTTTAGGTTTACCGATATTAAAAAAGCCCACATATTCATGCGAGCTTCATTCAATCGAGCGCTTAATTGATAAAACGCCCACTATACAAATATTTAACCTCAGGTGTTCTGTCTATGTCAAGCATTCTTGTTGTTCTGGACAATCTACTTCAAAATAAAATGAGCGTTTTAGCCGTCCTCGAATTTCATTTTCCCACTGCGCCACGATCGATTCTCCCAACAACTCATATTTTGCATAGCGTTCGGAATATCCGGATTTTGTAACATTTAACTTTGCAATCGTGATCTTTTCATTGAGTGTATATGGACGTTTACCTGTACCCTGACACTTTTCACACGGCTTTTGACCAATATGTTGGTTGGCTTTAAATAATTCCAGTTTGCCTAGTCCACAGCAATAGCCACACATGGCCTTGACAAAAAGGTGCCCTCGTAACACCACTTCTGCAATACCCTTGGCAATATGGCTTAAATCGCCCTGTGCGTTATTCGGCTTAAAATTATTTTTGATCATTTCCTGATGGATCATAAATGCCAACTGGTTACGCACCCGAAAAAAATTAGCAGATTTAATCGGTCCATGCACAAATTCAACTTTACCGGGTACGTCCTCAATCCGGCGTTCGTACTGGTAGTTAAAATCGTATCGACTGTAAAACGTCCGGGTTTGTTTTTGTGGTGGGGTAATGATGGCAATACGCTCAAAATCCACCTTTTCCAGCAGTAAGGTAGACCATAGATGTGCCGGTCGTGATAACAGTGCTATTTCCCCCAATACCACGTCCTTTGAAATATTCTTCCCCTCTGCCACACCCTGAGCAATAGCAAGGCGTAATAACTCTAAAAAATCAAATCGTTCAACTAACATAATCGCCTTCCTGTTTTATCCTCAATACATTTCTTGATTATCTGACTAGGTCCAATCAACACTCACCCATACTTCCTGGCAAACTGTTCAATCGCCCTGATTTCATCTGAATGGCGAAACAGGCACGTCAATTTAATCAGGTTGTCTTTCTTCAATAACTTATTGCCCCGCACGCAAAATCGACGTAATTCCTGTAAATTCTGGTCATAGTCTTTCATGCGCTTTACCAGTTTTTTAAATACATCATCCGGCATACCGACAGGGTTTCGGATCTCACGATGGATCTTTTCAAAATAATCTTTGAGCTTTTCGGCTTCATGCCATTGATAGACCACATCAAAATTCTCAATCTCTGCGACCAATATATTCTTGGTATCCCGCACATAACGCTGTGTGTCACTGGATTCATCGCCTTTCATGTGACGTTCAATCGCTTTTTCCTCATCAGTTTTGTGGACTTCCTCAAAAATCATTCCCAAGCTTGAAACCTTATTTTTGATGGTCTGCGTGATCCAGTAACTCAAACCACCACCGACCAGTCCATGGATACCGTTTTTAATCTCAACAAAGGAAAGTTTGCCTGTATGCTGTAAGGTATGTTCAAACACCTGCCGTGACGCTTCTAGCTGCTCGTAGGCCGCTTTGAGTGCATGAAATTGATCGGCATGGATACGCAGTGCCCGAAACTCTTTTTCCTTGTTGGTAAAGTCCACACCAAAATTATTCTTTCCGCAGACATGGCCCATCATGATCTCCTGACCATTGGACAATGAAGCGATATAGCCTTTGGCATGTTTGGTGCCACAACTGGCAATTCCACACTTAACCTTGTCCCGAAATTGATACTGCCCGATGATGTTATCCAGTTTGATGCCGTCATCACTGGCAAAATTGACCGATGCTTTTTCCACAAAATTCGGTCTGGAAAGAATCTCGCCGATATCCTGAATTAAAGCGTATTGCTTCAAATCTGCTGCTTGATCAATCGGTTTTATCCCTGTCATGTTCATTCAACTTCCCCCTGAATATCTGCGAAATGACACATTTCCAGTACACATGCCACCCGAGCCGTCCCGGTTGCACCATGGCGGTTTTTTGCCACGATGATTTCTGCCACCCCAACTTCCTGAGAATTTTGGTTATAAACTTCGTCCCGGTATAACAACAGGACCTGATCGGCATCTTGTTCGATCTGACCCGACTCCCGTAGATCCGACAGTATCGGTCTAGGCGGTTTACGTTTTTCACAATCCCGACTGAGCTGTGACAGAGCCACCACGGGACAATGAAAATCCTTGGCCAGTTTTTTCAACTGACGGGAAATTTGCGAAATTTCGTCATAGCGGTTGCGTTGGGTCGGATCACGCAGTAATTGCAAATAATCGATAATGATCAAGCCGATGCTGCCGTATTCGGATTTGACCTTTCTGGCAGACTCACGTATCTCGGGAATGGTCGCTGCCGCTTTCTGCTCGATTTTTAGCGGCAGGTCATTCAGAATGCGAGTGGTAGTATCTATCCACATCGTATAATCTTGCTCGCTCATGGTGCCGCGCTTGATGTCCGAGAATTTAATCCGACCCAAGGCACTGACCATTCGCGCTGCAATCTGGTCGCCTGTCATCTCACAGGAAACAAACAGCGTAGGCGCATGATTCCGCCTGGCTGCGTTCAGGGCTATCATCTGTGCGAGTGTCGTTTTACCCATGGCAGGTCGTGCCGCAATCACACAAAAATGCGTTGGTTCGATGTCACCCACGATATAATCGACCATACTCAATCCCGTATTCACGCCATAGGCCAATCCGGTATTATTACGTTGACGACTCAATCGTTGTTCGATGATATCGAGTGCCTCGATACTGGCATCGGCGATATGGATCAAGGTCTTGTTACGATCCGGATTTTCCAGCCTATTGATCAAGTCCTGTGCCCTTAGCGTCAGGTCATCGGCATCGGGTGCTTTTGCCAGTATGATCATTTTTTTACCGACTTCATCGACCTGACGACGCTCGGTAAATTTTTTCAGTTTGATCACGTAGCTGTTCACGTTGAACAGTGAAGTGGACGATTCATACATGATCGTATTCAGGTGATCGTCACCACCGCAATCATCAAACAGACCCTGTTGTTGCAGATGGTTTTTGACCAGGGTCATGTCGTATTCTTCACCGCGTAGTGCCAGTTGCTCAATGGCGGTAAAAATATTACGGTGACGCACGGCATAGAAATCATCGACTGTGGGTTTGGTGTCTAGTTGCTCGTAACAATTGGCAATGGTCATCAGGGCAGCCAATACCGACATTTCCAGACTGGTGGAGTGCAGCTCGTGTTCAGACATGCTCACCACTCCATCGGTTTGGCAACGACACTCGATGGTCGCTGATTGAGTTGCATGACGGGTCGTTGCTGCTGAGGATTCTGCATGTGTCGTTCAGGCAAGGGGCTATCCTGTGTCTGTAAACTTGCCACTGCACCTTGCCAACTCCACGATGCGTCAAAACCCTTCCAGTTTTGCTCAATGCAGATTCGCAGCACGGTATTCAGGTCCAGACCGGATTTTTTGTATTCACGGACAAAACCATCAAATGCGGTTTGGGTATTACTGGCTTTTTTGGTTTTTCGGACATGTAACCAATCGGTGATTAATTTCGGATCTGCTCCCAAATTTTTTAAGGCAGTGACGAATGAAAATTTTTCTTTGTCGGGTTTGGGTTTTTCAGAAATTGCTTTTTCCGCTTTCGGTTTTTTCGCTGCGTCAGCACTAAAAATAATATCTGTAGTAATCTCTGTAGTATTCTCTGTATTTGTCCCCACTTTTAACTGGGGAGACTCCCCATTTATAACTCCATAGGTATCTTGTTTTAACTGGGGAGGGTCATCATTTAAAACTTCATAGCCTATCGAGTTAAAACTTGATAGGGTGGTCAATTTTAATAAGGTAGATGGATGTAATTCGATGAATAAAACATTATTCGATTTTGAATTTCCTGTCAGAATTGTTCGAAAATGACGGGTAATTACCCCTGCTTTTTCCAGCCGTTCTAGAGCATCACGAACTTGAATTTTTGTGAAACCAAATTGATCGGAAAAACTATTATAACTACGCTGTAAAAAATCAGCTTTAAAGCGTTTTTTCATGCCGATGGTCTGCCCTGTTTTTTCATCACGCACGATGACGGGTCGGTACCAATACACGATTTCAGATAGCAAGATCACGGCATTCACATCAGGTTTGCCATTGTCCAGTTTGAAGATATTGAACCAGTGTGTCGGTATGACATTGCCCTCGATGGGGAAATTGTTCATTTGATCGACTGTAGAATTGCCTGTGCTAAACATGCGTTACCTCTCTATTGCTGTCTACACAGCGATTAATTTGTTTTTCCAGCGTCACAAGCTGCTCGATCATTTGATGGACGATGGTGGACATGTCACGGGCTTCTCCGGCGGTGATCCGACCATCTGCCATCATTTGTTTAAACACGCCTGAGCAGTCGCCTTTTTTGATATCGACATTGAGCATGAGTTCCATGAGCGTGGTATCCCGTTGGCTTTCTGGGATATCTGGCAGGTCTATGGCGACCTTGCCGAGTTCTGCACACAGGCTTTGCAAGATGCGGTAATCGCCTGTAATGACCATCAGCTTGACTGCTTCGAGTAAGGTGATGTGGTGGGTTTCGGTATTGGGATTGACCTTGCTGTTGAGTACAGCCGGGCTTCTGATACCCAGCCGTATGGCCAAAGCCGTTGCCCCGCCCTTAAAGTCGTGAACCGTGTGATATACAGCATCTAATATGTTCATGATGGTGTCCTTTGAACGTATTTATTAGATGGTGGTGGCATTACTATTTTTAGTAGAACGAAGGTAATCCCAATTGATATCTGGTCGTAAATCTTGAGCTTTGACCTGACCATTTGTTACTTCTTCAATTTTTTCACATCGTTCTTCTGGAATTTTTTCAACATTCCATTTGCTTAAAGCCCAAGGTGTTACACCAATTTTTCTGGCTAAGGCTGATTTATTACCAGCAATTTTTATTGCCTTTTTGAAGGCACTATCAGGAGTCTGCATCTATGTCACCAAAATCACTACTTAAAGTAGATAACACACTACCTAAAATAGAATTGGTACAGTTAAATTTTGATAGTAAACTACTACCAAAGGTAGAAAATGAGCCAATACGGATGCAACAACCGAAATACCAAGACTTCGCTAAACGTCTGAATGAGCTAATGAAAGCTCAGGGTTCACGCATAACTACTATTACTCAGATAAAAGATACTATCGGTGTGACTTATGAAATGGCACGTCGATATACTTTAGGCACTGCAAAGCCTAGAGAAGAAAAAATGAAAGCGTTAGCTGATGCTTTTAATGTCAGCATTAGTTATTTAGATCATGGCGATAAATTAGATAACAATATTGATCTAAAGGGAAAAATTAAAAACTCAGGCAAATTAGTACCTGTTATTTCTTGGGTAGCCGCAGGATCATGGACTTCAATTGAGAGTATTCCTGTAGGTACACAGTTTGATGAATGGCTACCAGCTAATCCTAAATGTGGAAAAAATGGTTACGGTCTAATCGTATCTGGTGAATCAATGTCACCAAAGTTTGAACCTGATGATCGAATTTATATAAATCCTGACTTTCAAGTAAGTGATTTAAAAACTGGGGACTTGGTAATTGTTGCGTGTGAAGGTGAAAAAGAAGCAACTTTTAAAAAGTTAGTTGTAGAAAATGATGGAATGTACTTAGAACCCTTAAATCCAAAATGGCAAGACAAGATTATGGAACTTCATGAAGGCTGTAAGCTTGTTGGTAAAGTTGTGGGATTATATAGAGAAGTATAACATTTATCTTTAGATTCGGATTTATAATGACTGAAAAAAATTTAGCTGATACAAGACCTACCAAAGAGTACTTAGTAAATGGCATAACAAAAGATGTTAGCGTTGAGGAGTGTATTTTTGATTTAATTGACAATTCTATTGATGCCTATCCAAGGCAATCAAATGAAATAGTATCAGAATACGATGGCTACACTATCGATTTAACCTTACAAAATAATTTATTTTGTATTAATGATTGTGGTAAAGGTATTGATCAACTTCTATTAAAAAACGATACCTTACGATTTGGTACAAAAACCAACCACCATACAACAAGCATTGGGTTTTATGGCATTGGGTTAAATCGAGCAATTTTCAAACTTGGAAAAATAATTAATATTACTACTGAAACAGATACAGAACGCTCAATAATAAAGTTAGATGCCTCTAAATTTTTAAAAGACAACGATAATTGGTCCCTTCCAATAATTTCTGAACAGTTAAAAGAAAAGAAAGGGACATTTATAAAAATTGAAAATTTAAATTCAGAGGTTAATGACAGTTTTACAAATCCTGAATGGATCACCTCGTTTTGTAAACAAATTTCAATACGCTATAGTGAATTTCTAAAGAAAAATTTAAAAATTACAATTAATGAAAAGGAGATTGCACCCCATTTAGTTTCTATTAGAACTAACAGTGGATTTAAACCATTAGAAAAAGAATTTACACATAAAGGTATTAAAGTAATTATTTCTTTAGGTCAAAGTGCAGAACATTTCTTTACTTATGAAAAAAGTTATAATCTTGAAAAAAATGCTACCCCTCAAGAATGTGGCTGGTTTGTATACTGTAATGATCGTGCAGTAAAGTTATTTGATTGGACACCAGATACTGGTTGGCATACTAAATTTCACAGTGAACATACGGGTTTTATTGGTAAAGCCTATTTTATTGGTAACGCAGGAAAATTACCATGGAATACAAGTAAAACGGATGTTGATTTAAATAATGAAACATATAAGAAATCTTTAGAAACTATGAAAAAGTTTTCTGAAGATTGGAGAAAACATACAACTAAAGTTTTAAAAAAAGGCTATAGACCAATAACTGATGAAAATCCCGTAATAAATGATTTATTTGGCATTCCTCCACAGGAAATTCAAACTCCTCCACAGGAAATTCAAACTCCTCCACAGGAAACTCAAATTCCTCCACAGGAAACTCAAATTCCTCCACAGGAAACTCAAATTCCTCCACAGGAAACTCAAATTCCTCCACAGGAAACTCAAATTCCTCCACAGGAAACTCAAATTCCTCCACAGGAAACTCAAACTCCTCCACAGGAAACTCAAACTCCTCCACAGGAAACTCAAGATGATGAAGAGTTACCTACGCATGAAGAATTGCTCTATGATATTCCTCCACATGCTTTGAATCAGAACCAACTTTTTGAGAGTTTTCCTGATAAAAAGTCACCTTTTAACATTCCATTAAATGAAACGAAATTATGCTCAATAATAAATGAAATGTCTAAACTGAAACTTGACCCTATCAAAGGTTCTCCGTACGCTGCTTTATTTCTTTTACGTGCTTTTATCGAACTAAGTTGTAGATACTACGTTAAAACAAAAAATTCGAGAATTAATTTAAACCAATGTGCTTCATTAGCAGATCAAGTTAAAAGTTGTTTGGATCATATGATTTCATCAAATGCATTCAATGCTACTGAAGACACAAGAGACATTGATTCTTTAAAAGCATTATGCAATGTAAGTGCGTCACAAAAAACTATAAGGAATATACAATATTTACAAAATACACTTCACCACCCTAGAAATATTTGGGATAAAGATAATATAAATGCTTTTTGGTATTCTATATTACCTTTTCTAATTAAATGTTATGAATGAATTTAGATTAATATTTTATAAATTGGTTCCAAAATAGCTTCTGCTACAATTGGGCTCACACTATTACCTATTTGTCTGAAGCTATGCCATTTTGTTTCATGAAAAACAAACCAATCAGGAAATCCCTGTAATCTAGCAGCTTCTCTAGGTGTTATTACCCTTGGTTCCATATAATGGATTGGTCTAACTGCTTGATAACTTCCTTTGTCACTTCCTGTCCCGGCACGTAATGTAGGGCAATAACCATAAGGCTTTAATTTCACTGACTTAGATATTTTATCCTGTTCACCAATTTTTAACTCTTTATATCTTTTTTCAATTTCAGGTGCATGTCGTGTGCCATGACATCCTGATACCAAATTTTGTTCCAAATATCTTTTTATACTTGCTTGATCACCAACACCAATTGGGATTTGACTCGAAATTTTTTGAAAGAACGTATCTTCACCAAATTGTTCTTTCTCAATTGGTTGCCACGAATCAGATTCTTTCAACCAAGTTGATTGAACTTTTTGGGGTAACCCCCTAAGAGCTTCTTCAACAGTAACTGCTTTTGTTGCTTGCTTATAAAAATCTGATTCTTGGAGTGGAGACTGAATTTTTTTTCTATGGAAGCCTATAAAAAATATTCTGGTTCTAATTGTTGGAGCCCCAAAATCAGAAGCCTTGATTCTTAAAGGGGGTAACAAGTTATACTTTTGACTGACGTGCGAGAAAGCAGCATTTCGTATATCGGTATATTTTTCATTCAATATACCAGTTACATTTTCCGCAACAAAAAAATCTGGTTCTAATTCACTAACTATACGGAAAAAATCATTAAATAAATTGTTTCGAGGATCTTCTAGATTCCGTTTCCCTATTGTACTAAAGCCTTGGCATGGTGGACCACCGATAATGCCTTTTAGCTCTTTTTTGGTAATTCTTAAATCTTTTAATATTTCTTTACCACTTAATTCAGCCACACTTTTTTGAATGTGGAATACATTAGGAAAATTTTTTTTATGTGTAGATATTGCATGTTGATCTATCTCAACGGCACCAACCACATTAAATCCAGCACGTTTTGCACCTAAGCTTAGACCACCAGCTCCAGCAAATAAATCTATAATTTTTCTAGACATAAATCCCCCACAAACTCACATGCATAATACATCTTTTTGAAAGGATTTTAAAATTAAATAAAGCAACTTTAAGTAGAAATAAACTCTATTTTGTATTGACTTATCTTCTACTTAAAGTAGTATATATCTCACAGACAACAAAAAGCCTCTGACTACGGCTAAGAGATCAGAGGCTTTTCAAAACAGCGGAGATAAATATGTCACAACACCCTATCCCAAATCAAGCAGTAGGCAAACTTCGTTACCCAACGCCTACAAGCACACCTACGCCAAAAGAAAAATTTAAGGCAGTCGCACATCTAGCCCTTGGCTACGCTGCCCTTACAGGAATCACCTGCCTTGCCCTTACTGGTGCTTATGCACTGGTCATCGGCTGGTAAGCAAACCAACGTAACAAACTGAAACAGCAAACGAAATTAACGTACAAAATTTAGACAAAATATACATCTAAATTTCAATTTCGGTTGCACAGGCAACGATTCAAGAAATTTTAAAAGGAATACTACCATGAATGCACAAGCGCAATTTTTAACAATTACTCCAGAGCAACTTAAAGAGTTTGAACGGGAAAGAAAACTTCTTACTGCAAGTGCTGAGCGTACTATGTGGACTATCGGTCAACTGGGCACATTATTTAACTCAATTTTGGACAAAGCTAGAGTGGATGAGGAAGAAGATCCATTCAAAGATCTTGCTATTGGTGACTTAGCTCAACTTGGCAAGCTTGTATGCAATCACTTATTTCAAAATGCTCAAGATTTAGAAGAGAGCTTGCGAAAACTTTCCCCACTCGAAACAGCCAAAGTCTAACCATAGAGATTTAAGAGGATATTATTATGAATGCACCATTTGATCCTAAAAAATTATCAAAAGATCAAGTCGAATCAAACAGTCGTATCGTTAGTGATTTGATCTTTGAAGCTCAGGTTGCATTAGAAGAATTGGCAGGTGCTGCCATTCAAGCATTTAGTAGTTGTGAGGAAACAGAAGATGTATTTACTGATGAAAAGCTCAAAGGACTTTTAATCATTTGCGAAAGTCTGGCTAATGATGCTGTATCTAAAATAAACCAAGCAATACCTCTTTGCCAAACCGATCTTGCTAAACATCATCAAAAAGCATTAGCAATATTAACTACTATCGAAGAAATGCTTGATCTAAGAATAGCTAGAAAATATACCGAAGCATTACTTAGCGGATTATTTAAAGTTACCGAAAAATTTAACGGTGAGTTAGAAGAACTGCAAAAAACTATCTGATAACTCGCTATACAAAACTTAATTTAAGGAATATGACTATGAACGCTATCGTAACTCCACAACCAGATCCTAAAAAGAATGGAAGTAAAGCTGAACTTCCAGAAAAATCACCAACGACAAGAAGTCGTGTTGAAATGGATTTATATGATGCCTACGCTCTGGGAGCAGCCGACTTAGAATGGGCGCATTATATGGTCGGTGATCTTAAAGATAAGTTCTTTGAACTCCGAGAATGTATGCAAAAAAATTATCATATTCATGAGATTCATTTTGAAAAATTAACTGCATTTTTTAAGATGTATGAATTTTTCCTTGAAGAACGACAAAGATGTCATCAAGAAATCGCAGAAGAATACAGTGAAGAATCCAAACAATCACCATCGCAACCTTTAGGCAGAAGCTAGGAGTCCGCATGAATAGCATCGTGAAATTTCCAACACCGCCCATGCCGGAACCACAGCCAGAATTACCAGTGGATCTAAACGATCCTATGGTAAAGGCACTTCTTGCCGAAGCAGATGACATGGTGTCATTTGACCTCAACACCAGCAATATTGAGGAATTACGCCTTAATACCCGGTTAATGCTGGTTCGGGCATATTACGACAACAAACGCTATCAGATGATCATGCAGCTACTGCGTGTCATCTTAAGCGACCACCGTAAAAAAGAACTGGCCAAGTACCTGAGTTCGGGCAAATCGGACAACAAAGCCGCAGCCAAGGCACTGGCATTTAACCGGGCAATCTGTTTAATTCCCCGAAAATTTCCGTCCAGCCTGTTAAATCCACAGGAACCACACAATGCAACCTGAATTGAAACCGTCTACACGTGCTTGCACTACCCCGGTAGTGCAAGCCCAACAACGTTTATAAACAGCGAGATAAACTATGGGATCAATGGTTGATGAAGTAGATTGGGTCACACCGGAGCGTTTTTGCGAACTCATCGGAGAACAGCCCTCCAACCTGAAAAATCTACGCCCACAGTGGGAAGAAGGCAAAGTCTGGGCGAAGATTTCAAAACGTCGTATTTTGTACTCAATTAAAGGGTTTAATCAATGGGTAGAACACACAGCTCAGAATATCCAAAAGGAACAAGAGCAAAACGCGGCAGTATCCAGATTAACTTTACTTGGCACGGCGAACGAATCTGGCTCGTCCTCCCGCTTAAAGACCACTACGCTAATTTCGCCAAAGCATCTAAGATTAGAGCGGAATTAATCCAGAAAGCACAATTCGGTATCCTCACTGCCAAGGATATCGAACAAGTCACCGGACGGCCATTTAAGAATGCTGAGGAAGAAGACGACACAGTCATTCCATCCAGCCAACCGACATTTGCTTATTACGCCCAGCAATATCTATACGACCTCAACGACCATACCATCGGTACCAAAGAAAAATACCTGTCCATTCTGGAACGAATCTGGATGCCACTCTTTGCCGAAATGCCAATTGATACCATCAGCAGCCAGATGCTACGCAATGCCGTGAATAATCGGGAATGGTCATCGGCCAAAGTCAGGAACGATGCCCTGATTCCGTTACGTGGTACTTTCCTACTGGCTTTTGATGATGAAGTGATTGATAAGAACCCATGCGACCGTTTGAAGAACCAGAAAAACAAGGAATCCATACCCGATCCATTTACCACGGGTGAACGGGACCTGTTACTACAATGGTTAAAAAGCCAGTACCTCACCGAACGCCCGGTGATTTACCTGTATTTTAAAGTAGCTTTCTGGACCGGTTGCCGCCCTTCCGAACTCATTGCCCTTACCTGGCAAGATGTCGATATGCACAATAAACAGATCCTGATCAATAAGGGTCGGGTCAAGGGTGTGGACCAAGCCGCTACCAAAACCAAGAAGGAACGCTTTGTCGATCTTAACGAGGAAGCTTTTGATGCCTTTGTACAGTTACGGCAGTTGTCGTATCTAAAATATGACCATGTCTTTATCTGTGCCGAAACCCATGAGAAATACACCACAGAACAATCATTATATAAAAACTTTAAACAGGCAATGAAAGCAACCGGTGTACGCTACCGCCCTGCCTATAATGCCAGACATACCTATGCCACCGTCTGCCTGATGAATGGCTTAAATCCGGTCTATGTGGCTGCACAGCTCGGACATAGTCTGGTCATGCTCATGAAACGCTACGCACGCTGGATTAATTCAGATAAGAATAAAGAAGAAATTGCCAAGTTGAGTAAGACCAATGCTCACCCGTTTCAAGATGGGAAGTTAAGGATCAGCTAAGTCTAATCGTCATGATTCATTGACCAGTTAGACTAATACGAGAACCATCTGGCAAGGTGGCATTGATTTCTAGATTTGCCCCAAGCACCTGTAAATATTGACGCAAAGTTGAAAGCTGAATATCTGCACGTTTTTCCAGTTGTGCAACTGTAGGTTGTTTAATATGCATTGCATCTGCAACCTGTGCTTGTGTAAAGCCCAGTTTTTTACGTAGATGTGCCAGACGGATTGCTGTAATCATATCACTTGCTTTAGCTTCAATAATCGCTTGATCTTCCAAAGATAGTGTATCCATTAGTTCACTGATTGGTTTTGCCAT